TGCCAGCGCCGAGGGTATGCCTGACAACCTGATCTCACTGTTTGTCGATCACCGCGAGGTGTGGCTGTTCGGCACCCAGTCGGTTGAAGTCTGGTACAACGCAGCTGACCCTGACTTTCCGTTAGCGCGCATTCAAGGTGCGGTCAACGAGATTGGCTGCGCGGCTACTTTTTCGGTGGCCAAGATGGACAACTCGCTGTTCTGGCTGGGGTCGGATGCCCGTGGCCAAGGCGTGGTGTTTAGGGCGCAAGGCTACTCTGGCCAGCGCATCTCAACCCATGCGGTCGAGTACGCTATCCAGAGCTACGGCACCATCTCAGACGCGATTGCGTTTACCTACCAGCAAGACGGCCATGCTTTCTACGTGCTGACCTTCCCAACCGCCCAGAAAACTTGGGTGTTTGACGTGGCCACGGGTGCATGGCATGAGCGTGCAGGCTTTGCCAATGGCCAGTTTATCCGCCATCGGGCGAACTGCCAGATGTTTTACAACAACCAAATTGTGGTGGGCGACTTCCAAAACGGCAAGATTTACGCGTACGATCTGGACGTGTTTGCCGACGACAACTTGCCCCAGAAGTGGCTGCGGTCATGGCGCGCGCTGCCCACCGGCCAGAACAACTTAAAGCGTACCGCTCAGCACACGTTGCAGCTGGAGTGCGAGACAGGTGTCGGTCTGATTACCGGCCAAGGCAACGACCCTAAGGTCATGATGCGCTGGTCGGATGACGGCGGCCACACCTGGTCGAACGAACATTGGACGGGCATGGGCAAGATCGGTAACTACGGCTACCGTGCCTTCTGGCGTCGTCTGGGCATGACCGACAAGCTGCGCGACCGCGTCTACGAGGTGTCTGGCACCGACCCCGTCAAAATAGCCATTATGGGTGCCGAACTCGTCTTGTCCGGCACCAATGCTTAGCGATAACAACCCAGAACTACCCAAGAACCAATCGCCGATTATCGACGAGCGGACGGGGCTTGTCTCGCGGGATTGGTATCGGTTCTTTCTAAACCTGCTCAACAAAGCCAATGCGGGCGGCGGCGGTGGGTCTGGCACGGTCACGTCGGTCAATGTCTCCGGCGGCACTACGGGCCTGACGACCTCTGGCGGGCCTGTCACGACGTCAGGAACGATTACCCTAGCCGGAACCCTCGATGTCGACAACGGCGGCACAGGGGCCACCACAGCAAGCGGCGCGCGTACTAATCTTGGGCTGGTCATTGGCACCAACGTGCCCAGCCCGACCGGCACCGGCGCGTCAGGTACGTGGGGCATCGACATCACCGGCAACGCAGCAACCGTCACCGACGGCGTTTACACGACTGGCTCATATGCTGACCCTACGTGGATTACGTCGATTGCGGGCAGCAAAGTGTCGGGCAACATCAGTGGCCAAGCAGGCAGCGTCGCTAACGCCCTGACTGCTGGCACTGGCATCTCGTACAGCGCCGGCACGACGTACGACGGCTCTGCGGCCATTACGATCAGCAATTCGGCACCTGACCAGACGGTCGTATTGACAGACGGCACCGGCATCAGCACGTCGGGCACGTACCCAAACTTTACGATCACCAATACGGCCCCTGACCAGACAGTCGTGTTGACCGCCGGCACAGGCATCAGCACGTCGGGCACGTACCCTAGCTTCACCATTACCAACACAGCGCCCGACCAGACGGTCGTGCTGACCGGTGCGGGCACGACCAGCGTCACGGGTACGTACCCGAACTTTACGATTACATCCAACGACCAGTACGTGGGCACGGTCACCAGCGTCTCCGGCACCGGTACGGTCAACGGCATCAATCTGTCGGGCACGGTCACATCCAATGGCAGTCTGACACTGGGCGGCACGCTGACCGGGGTTGACTTGACCTCCCAGGTGACAGGCACCCTGCCGATCGCCAACGGCGGTACCGGTCAGACGACTGCTGTTGCGGCGTTTGATGGGCTGGCCCCGACAACGACCAAGGGCGACCTGATTGTCAGCGACGGCACGGACAATGTCCGCCTGCCCGTGGGCACTGACAACTACGTCCTAACCGCCGACTCGGCCCAAGCGTCCGGCATCAAGTGGGCGCTGGCGTCTGGTTCGGGCGCAACGATCACCAATGACACCACGACGTCCACTAACGTCTACCCGACGTTTGCGGCTGCAACCTCCGGCGCGCTGGCCAACATCTACACAAGTGATGCCAAATATCTGTACAAACCTAGCACCGGTGAATTAACATCGGAGCATGTCATAGCGGGCAATGGTATATTTGTCAATAGTTTAACTATTGATACCAGCTACACGATTGCCGCGGGCACATCCGGCATGTCGGCTGGGCCGGTAACGATTTCAGGCGGTACGACGATAACGGTGGCCAGCGGGTCACGATGGGTGGTGGTGTGAACGATATCATTGAAAATTTTGTGCCTAGCCGTGAGCAGATTGACCGGTTGCAATCTGAGATGGTTGCCATGCCGCAAGCGGAATTAACCACAGAACATCATTTTTCGCCCGGCATGTACATGCGCAAAGTGTTTCGACCCGCAGGCACGTTAATAGTTGGTAAGGTGCATAAAGAGCCGCATTTTTTCTTGTGCGCTATGGGTGAGATAGTGGCTTGGACAGAAAAAGGCATGGTGACTCTGTTGCCTGGCGACGTAATTGAATCACGGCCCGGCACTAAACGCGTCACGATGGCAGTAACTGATTCTATCGGCATTACGATTCATCGCACCGATAAAACGGATTTAGATGAGATTGAGGCGGATTTACTAGAGCCCGACGCCACCGCGTTATTTGACGCACGCAACAATGTAAAAACGGAATTGATTAAGGGAGTAACGTCATGACTTGGATAGCCGCCGCGGCGACAATTGGTAGCGCAGCTATTGGCGCGTATAGTTCTCGTCAAGCGTCTAAAGCGCAAGCCGCCGCCGCCCGCGAAGGGTCGGCAGCTGAAGAACGCATGTTTAATCGGCAGGTTGAGCTGCAAGAGCCGTTTCGTCAGGCTGGCGTCAACGCGTTGCCCGAGCTAATTGAAGCGTCTCGCTACACGCCGTTTAGCATGGAGCAATTCCAGCAAGACCCTGGTTACGCATTCCGTATGCGTGAGGGCTTGAAGGCGCTTGACCGCACGGCGGCTGCCAGAGGCGGTTTGCTCTCCGGCGCTCAATTGCGTGGTGTTACGCGCTACGGTCAAGAGCTGGGGTCGCAAGAATTTACCAACGCATTCAACCGCTATCAGGCAGAACGTCAAGCCCGTCTAAACCCATTGCAAAGCCTTACAGGCATGGGTCAAACAACGGCGTCCACGTTGGCTAACCAAGCGGGGCAGTATGGCCAGAGCATGGCTGCTGGCGCAGCGCAGATGGGTAACATTCGCGCGTCGGGGTACATGGGCCAAGCAAATGCGCTTGCAAGCGGCATTGGCCAAGGGTTGAACTACTACCAGAATCAACAAATGATGGACCGATTCTTTCCGCCACAACAGGCGGCAACTGCGCCGGCTTCAGGCGGCTACGGGCCGACTAATCCGTTTGGCGTGTATAGGGTTAAATAAAGGTACTTTGTTATGGCCGGTATAGACTACACAATTCCTGGGCAGTTTAAAGGCATTCAAATTGAACCGCCAATGAATGCTATGGCGCAAGCCATGCAGTTGCGCGGGCTGTACGATGCCTCGCAAATGAACGCGCTAAAATTGCAAGAAGCGCAACGCGATGCGCAAGAACGCAACGCGCTGGCAAAACTTGACCCTTCTAGCCCTGAGTACCTTACACAATTAAAACGTGTAAATCCTAAGCTAGCGCTTGACTATCAAAAAGCAGGGCTTGAAGCTGAATCGGCGGATATAACAAGACAAAAAAATAAGTCAGAGTTATTTCAAACTAAGTTAAAAGAATCGCGGTTTTTTTTAGAGAATATAAACCCTAACTCCCCTACAGCCGCGCAAGATTATTTAGCTTGGCACACGGCTAACCATAAGGATCCGGTACTAGGCCCAGTGTTAGCTTCACGGGGTGCAGATGAGGCTTCGGCTCGCGCGCGCATAGAGGAAGCAATTAGAACTAATACACTGCCTGAATTAATAATGCAGTCTAGGTTAGGCATGGAGAAGTTTATTGAACTTACCCCCGCGTTTAACAAAGCCGAAAAAGAGCAAATAGACCAAGAGTACTCAGAATTCTTAAACACGCCTGGAAACCCTGCAATATCTAGGCTGCAATTTATAGAGTTGCGAAAGCGCCAGCGGCCTGTTGCAGCCGCGCCTGCAACTGATGCTGCCACACCCGCGCCTGATGCCGCCGCGCCTGCGCCAGCACCTGCTGCTGCGGTTGATTTAACAAACGTGCCGCTCGCTGACCGTAGCGTTATGTTTAACCGACCACAGGTTAATCAACCACAGGTTAACCAACTTAGTGGCTTTCAAACTAACGCCGCGGCGGTTAACAATCTCAAAGTTACGCCAGCGGCTATCACAGAAGCTAATAAAGTTACGCCTGCCGCAACCACCGCAGAACGGCCAGCAATACACCCAGAAGCGGCTAGGTTAATGCAAAGTAATTTGCCAAGCGACAAGGAAAAAGCGGCGATCATACAGCGTAACTATGAAAATGACCTTAAACAAACTGAAAAGCAACGGGATTTTGCCGCTGCAGTTAAGGATGGCTTTAAAGGTAATTTTTCACAGTGGTTAGATCAACAGCGCGAAACTGAATCCGAAAGAGAATACCGCCGGGCTAAAGACGAAGGTACGTTTAAAGGCACGTTTTTGGATTGGAAGCGTAAAACTGCGCAAGCCACAAAGATTATTGTTGCTGCGCCGACAGCAACGGCTGCAGGTAAAGATTTAGTTGCTACTGCTATTTTAGAAGGGCGCCTTGACCCGTCAAAAGTAAACAGCCGCAACATTGGAATTATTGCCGCCACGCTTGAAAAAGATCCAAACGCTAACCTAAAAGAGCTGAGTATTGACGCGTCTAGCGCAACGGCAGCGTCAAAAGCATTGGCAACACAGTCGGCTAAAATCTTGACGGCCGCCAATGAAGCTGACGCCATGATTAAAGTGGTGCGCAACACGTCAGCAAAAATAGACCGCACGCAATATCCAACAATTAACGCGATACAAAACGCGGTTGATAAGGGTACGGGCGGTCAAGAAATTGTTAAACTTAACACCGCGATTAACGCCTTGGTTAACTCTTACGCGCGCGCAATTAATCCGACTGGCGTATCCACGGTGTCGGATAAAAACCATGCCCGCGAGATTATTAACAGCAATTACGCGTCGGGACAGTTGGAAGCTATTCTTCAGGTGATGGAGCAAGAAATGCGTATTGCTAAAGCGTCGCCAGGCGAGGCTTCGGCGCAGCTTAAAGAAGGGCGGAATAGAGCCCCCGCGCCAGCAGGCGCGGCGGACAAAAACAACAAATGGTTGAAATAGGGGCGGTAAATGGCTGACGCAGCGCAAATACTTAATGATCCTGATTTCATTAATGCAAATTCTGCCACCAAGCAGGCTATTTTTGCACGCCATGTAGAAAACGATCCTGAGTATAAATCGGCGGACAACATTACTAAATCTGCTATCCGCGCTCGATTTGGCTTTGAAGAGCAATCATTGCCGGAAGTTGTTGTCACACCGGAAGACGCTGAGCAACCTATAGGTGAAATTCCAGCGCCTCGCAGTTTTGGGCAGCGTTTCGGCGCAACAACTGCCGGGCTTGCAGACACGCTATTTGGCGTCGTACCCGGCGCTATTGCCGAAACGGGTTACGCGGGCGTTCAAGCAATGGAAGGTCTTGGGCTTGCAAAACCTGGGCAAGCGCAACGCGGTAAAGAAGCATTTTTACGTGAGTACGGCACACCTTTTGGTTCCGCGTTTGGGGTAACACAAACACCTGAATACCGGGGTGAAGCCTCGCAGCAGTTAATGCAGTTTATTGGTGAAAACGTCGGTAAAGGCGCTGATTGGATTTCAGCTAATACTGGCGTACCAAAAGCTGACGTAGAAAACATGATTTTTACCGCCGGGTTTACGTTGCCTGCAGCGTATCGCGGCGCCAAGACTACCGTTCAGGCAGCCGCACCTTACGTTCGTGAGGCCGCTACTGCTGTAGCCGAAAGCGCGCCTGGGCAAGCTGTATTAAAACCAATACAAGAACGCAATGCGCTTATTCAAGAGCAGAACGTTGCCCGCAGTTTTGAAAACGCCGCGCAAATTGACGCCGCTAAACTAGCGGTTAAATATAGATTGGTGATTGATCCTGCGGTCTCTAACCCTACCGTAATGAACCGGTTAAAAGCGGGCGCAGTTAAATCAACCAATTTTGCTGAAAACGCAGCAAAAATTAATGACGCGCGGTTTACGCAGTTAGCTAGAGAAGATATGGGGTTGCCTGCCAATACCGTATTAGATTCTGCCGCCATTAATAAAGCGTTATCTATGCACGACGCGCCATATAACGTCGTAGCCAAACTTCCGCGTCTTGTGCCGGACGAAAAAGTACTTGCGCAGATTGAGGGGATGAGAATTCAACGCCCTGGAATTGGGGGCGAGACAAGCGCGGCAGCCGTCAACAGTTTAGTTGATGAGGCAATAGCTAAAGTGTCCGCCGGTCGGTCTGGCGCCGAAATTATTGCGGACATTAGAAAACTTCGCCGCGACGCCAACAATATTTACGCTGCGCAACAAAAAAGTGGTTTGCCTGACCCCGCGTTGTTAGCAAAGGCAGAAACAAACATTAGTATAGCTAACGCGTTAGAAGGTTTAATTGACGCTAATGCGCCCAACCCGAAAGTGTTGGCAGATTTGCGTGCTGCACGCACTGCAAAAGCTAAAATCTATGATTATGAGCGAGCGCTCAACACGCAAACAAATCGTATTGACCCGCAAGTTTTAGCTAAAATGGCTCGCGACGGTAAGCCCTTGTCGGGCACCGCTGCAGATATAGCTAAAATCGCCAGCGTATTTCCTGACATAGCGCAGACAGGGCAAACCGGGGTTCCTACGTGGGCTAAAGGTCTTACTCGTTCAGGCGCTGCGGGTACTGCAGGTTTAACCACCGCAGCTGTATTTGGCGCGCCGTTAATCCCCGGCGCAGTTATAGGCGCTGGTCTGGGCTACGTTGGTGGCGGTTTGGCCGCCCGCCGCATGGCAACGCCGGGATATCAAGCAAAATACGCAGTGCCACAAGACTTTCGGTCATTGGAGCCAGTTAATAAGTTAGCGCCAGAACCACGAAACAATCTGAGGAAATAAATGGCATCCCTAACCCCAACACCCAAGCAGCAGTTTTTCGACGCCAACGGCAATCCGCTGGTCGCCGGTAAGGTCTACACCTACGCCGGTGGCACGACGACACCGATTGCGACCTACACCGACCAGGCTGGCGGCACGGCGAACACGAACCCGATCATCCTTGACTCGCGCGGCATGGCCAACATCTGGCTGCAGCCGACCATCGCGTACAAGTTCTTAATCGCCGACAGCAACGACGTCACCCAGTACACGACGGACAACATCATCGTGCCGCCGGACAACGTGTCGTTCGGCTCGCCGCCACCGATCGGTGACGTGGCGCCTAACACCGGCGCGTTTACCACCTTGTCGGCCACGCTGGATGTCACCTTCTCCGGTACCGGCTACGTTCAGATGCCCTCGGGGGCAACGACTGACCGGCCTAGTACGCCGACAGACGGCATGCTGCGCTACAACACGACGCTCGATACCTTTGAGGGCTTTGTCAATGGCGCTTGGGGTCAGGTGGGGGGCGACGCGGGCGCAACGGGCGGGGGCAACAACGAGGTGTTTGTCGAAAACGACCAAATCATTACGATCAGTTATACAATTCCGTCAACCAAAAATGCCATGACCACCGGCCCGATCACGTTGGATGGCGGGTTTGTCGGCACCGGCAGTATCGCAGCCACCACGCTAACCATCGACACGGTAACGTCCGGCGTCTTGGGCGTGGGTTCCGTGATTGTGGGCACCAGCATCACGCCGGGCACGGTGATTACAACGTTGGGCACAGGCACCGGTGGCATTGGTACGTACGAGGTCGACATCTCGCAGTCGGTGTCGCTGGACGCAATCACAGCGCCTGTGGTGGTGACGGTGCAAGGCGCCAGTCGCTGGGTCGTTTTATAAAGGGTAAATCATGGCTTCTTTAGTTCTATCAGGTGACACCAGCGGATCAATTACGGTCGCAGCCCCGGCAGTCGCTGGCAGTAATACGCAAACGCTGGCGGCTGTCACTGGTACGTTGGCTCCCGTGGTGTCGGGTACTGCGTTAACTACTACAGGCGTAACTAACGTTGAGTTTACAGGCATCCCGTCGTGGGTAAAAAAAATTACCGTGATGTTTAGCGGCGTATCTTCTTCTGGAACTTCAGGTTTTAACATACAGATTGGTAGCGGGTCAGCTGAAACCTCTGGGTACAGTGGTTCTTACGTAAATTTATCTACCAACACTATGTCTAGCACTACCTACGCAGGATCAGGTTTTCAGCTAAATGCAAATACAGCAGCGTATACATGGCAGGGCAGCATTACTCTAACGCTTGTTAGCGGTAACATTTGGGTGGCTAATGGCGCGTTAGGGGGAAGTAGCGCTTATGGCGCGCTGACTATGGGCTCAAAAACAACGTCAGGCACTATTGACCGCGTTCGTGTTATTACAGTTAATACCACAGACACGTTTGACGTTAACGGCGGTATCAACATCCTTTACGAGTAAGAGGTCATCATGGCTGGAACTGTTGTAGCAGATACACTGCAAGCTGCGGCTACAAGTACGCTGCTTATTCAGACGGGTAATGGCGCGCCAACTACCGCTATTAGCGTTGACCCCACGCAGAAAGTCACACTGCCTGTGGGTATTGACGGCGATCTTAAGTTTAACTCCGGCTACGGCTCTATTGCCACGGCCTACGGTTGTCGTGCATGGGTGAACTTTAACGGCACAACCAACGTAGGTGGCTTTTGTACAATCCGAGCAAGTGGGAATGTGTCAAGTGTCACGGATAGGGGCGTAGGTAAATACACTGTAAATTTTGCCACCGCATTGCCAGACGGAAATTACTCCACTGTTGTTACATGCGCGTTTGATGATGGTGGCGGGTCTTTAGCTGGGGTTCAGATTGAGGCAACCGGGGCAACACCTTTTAAATATGATGTTGATGGAGTAGGGCTGCTTGGGCAAATATCGACTGGAACAAATACCGACTTCCCCTATGTTTGCGTTTCTATTTTCCGCTAAACCATGACACCCAAACATAAAACGAAAGGTAGGTAATCATGGGTAAACTAATTATTTTTCCAAACGACGATGGCGGCATTGATATCCTCGTTCCGACTGAATCCGTTGAAGGCGCGATGAAAGACATCCCTAGCGGCAAGCCGTACTTGATCGTTGACACTGCGGACATTCCGGCTGACCGTGAGTTCCGTAATGCGTGGACTGCTGACTTTACTGATGCAAAGGTGGCCCCATGATTTCAATCGACATTGACAAGGCTAAAGCCTTAACCAAAGATCGGCTTCGTGCTGAACGCTCACCACTCCTAGCAGCTCAGGATGTTTTATTCCAACGTGCGCTGGAGTCTGGTAGCGACACAACAGCTATTGTGGCTGAAAAGCAGCGTCTGCGTGACGTAACAAGTCAGGTGGATGCTTGCACGACAACGGATGAGTTGAAGGCGCTGTCTTGCGCTGCGCCTGTGGCAGAACCCGCACCCGAAGGAGAAGCATAATGCCAGTAACTATTGACGGCACCAACGGCATTGTATCGCCCGGCGTAGACTCGACTAACCTAGTCCTTGACGGGTCAACATCCGGTAGCATCACCATGCTCGCGCCAGCTGTAGCGGGAACCAACACCCAAACGCTAGTTGCAGTTACAGGCACATTAGCCCCTGTGGTTAGAGCTACTGCCATTACTGTTTCAGGCACTACCGTTGACTTTACGTCAATCCCTAGCTGGGTTAGGCGTATTACGGTAATGTTTGATAAGGTAAGTACGAGCGGAACTAGTAACATTATTGTGCAGTTGGGTGATTCTGGCGGTGTAGAAACGACAGGATACTTATCACAAGCAAACACATTTAACTCCGCTCCGGGCGGCTCTGTTTCTACCGTAGGGTTTCTTCTTTTAAGCAGTACTATAGCTGCGGGTATATACAATGGCGTTGTGCCAATTTGCAACTCTAATGGAAATGATTGGGTAACAAGCGGCGTAGTGACAGGAACTACAACCGCAGCAGCGGTAAGTTTGTTTGCTGGCTCTAAAAGTTTATCCGCAACACTCGACCGCATCCGCATCACCACGCTCAACGGCACAGACACCTTTGACGCCGGTACGATTAACATCCTTTACGAGTGACGCATGGACTCGCAGATTCTTTTCAACATAGCAGTCGCCATCGCTGGCTTCTTTGGCGGCTGGATACTGAACAACATCCACCGGTCTATCGAACGGCTGGACACAGACGTGCGCGCCATGCCGCACACGTACGTCAGTCGTGAGGACTACAAGGATGACATGCGCGACGTCAAGGAAATGCTGGGCAAGATTTTTGATCGGCTAGAGGCCAAGCAAGACAAGTGAGGTGGACCCGCTAACCCTACTTGCAGCGGCTAACGCTGCGGTTGCAGCTGTCAAGAAGGGGTGTCAGCTATATAAAGACATCAAGGGCGCAGCAGGTGAAGTCAAAGAAGTACTGGATGACCTGAAGTCGCAGTTCGGCAAAATTCAGAACCCAACGAACGCGCAGAAGATTCAGTACAACGAAGAAGTGCAGCGGGTGCAGGAGATTGCCAAAGCTGACCCGAACGACGTGTTTTTGAACATCGGCAACGATTTGGGCGCCTTGATGGACGCGTACGATGCAATCGGTAAGGCGTTCATCCAGCAGGAAGCAGAAGCAAAACAAGTTTACTCAGGCACAGATTCGATTGGCAAGCGGGCGTTAAACCGCGTCATCATCCGCGCCAGACTTGACGCCATGATTGTAGAGCTGCGCGAGGCAATGATCTATAGAGCGCCTCCAGAGCTTGGCGATTTGTGGACGCGCTATGAAAAGATGTGGAAGCAGATTGTTGTTGAGCAGGATGAGGCGCATAAGCGTGAGACAGCAAGGATGCAGATTCAAGCGGCGCAAAGACGCAGGCAGCTAAGAAAAAGGAAAGAAGAGGCGGTATGGGTTGGAGCAATCCTTTTCGTCGTGGCGTGGTACGCCGGAGTTCTAATAATGCTGCGAATGAGTCAGACGTACCGTGGGCTTTACTCGTCGCCGTGGTGGTCTTGTGTTTTGTGCTGATGATTGCGCTGCCCGTCATGGGTGTGATGTACATGGACATGAACAACGCACTGCACCGGGCGGCGGAAGAGACCCGCAAGATGAAGGATTTGCGGTTAAAGGTTCTACGTGAAATGAGGGGTGAAGAATGAACGATGCAACTGATTGGATGACGACCAAGTGGCGTCCTATGATGGCGATCACCTACATGGCGATTTGCTTGTGCGACTTCGTGCTGTTCCCCGTCATGTGGACGATCGTCCAGTTCTGGGAGACGCAAGCTGCCAACGATGCGTTCCGCGCATGGACGTCGTTGACGCTCCAGTCGGGCGGCTTCATTCATATCACCTTCATGGCCATCCTTGGCATCTCTGCCTGGACACGCGGGCAGGAGAAGATCGAATCCATCAAAGCAGGTAAAGAAGATGCCTAGCCCCTACGTGATCGTTGGTGCGCTGGTGCTGGTCATCTGCTCGTACTTCTACGGCCACCACACCGGCGTTCAAGTTACTAAGGCGGACTGGGAAGCCGAGAAGGCCACCGCCGCCATTGAAGCAGGTAAGGCGCTGGACAAGGCGAATAAAGAAGTGCGGGAACTTGAACACCTGCTGGCTAACGCGCAAACCAAAGTGGAGAAGGTCTATGTTGACAAGGTTAGAACCGTGGAAGTGGAGCGTCGGCAGCTTGTTGATGTTGCTCGTACTGACGGGCTGTTCATCGACGCCGCGTGTCCAGACAATAGTAACCCCGTGCCCAGTGCTGCCGCCAGTCCCGGCGGCGATCATGGAGGAACGAAAGCCCGACTTTCAGGAGAGGCTGCGGAAGCTCTTATCGCCATCGCAGCAGACGCCGACGAAATCACCCACCAACTAACTGCCTG